ATTATTCGCTGAAATTTTAGAAGATGTTGAGGGTGCTTTATGGAATCGTAATATGATTAGTAAGGCACTCCTTAAAACAACAGATATAATACCAAACTTTACAAGAACAGTAGTTGCTATTGATCCAGCAGTTACTAATAATAAAAATTCAGATGAAACAGGAATAGTTGTTTGTGCTAGAGGTACAGATAATAATTTTTATGTTATTGATGATGTTACTGGTAAATACACACCAGATCAATGGGCAAGAGTAGCTGTTGAAACTTATTATAAGTATGATGCAGACAAAATTATAGCCGAAGTAAATAATGGTGGCGATTTAGTTGAAAGAGTGATAAGGACTGTAGATAACAATATAAGTTATGGAAGTGTAAGAGCAACAAAAGGAAAATATTTAAGAGCAGAACCAATATCAGCATTATATGAACAAAATAGAGTTAAGCATTTAAAACCATTTCAATTTTTAGAAGATCAAATGGTAAATTATAATCCTGCAACATATTCTGGTTCACCAGATAGATTAGATGCTTTAGTATGGGGAATAACAGAACTGTCACAAAGAACAGGCAAAGTTAATTGGAGAATTAGTTAATGGCAACAATATACGAAAATATTAAAAATATATTTAAAACAAAAGAACAACCAAAGATGCAAAGAAAAGAAGCACCAGTGGTTTATTATAATTCTTTAGGATATGATTCAGCACCTAAAATTTCTTATGATGATTTAGCAACTGATGGTTATTCTGAAAATGCTATTGTTTATAGATGTATCAATGAAATAGCAAATAATGCGTCAAGAGTTAAAATAAATTTATTTAGAGGTGATCAAGAAATTGATAATCACCCTCTATTAGATTTATTATATAATCCTAGTCCTACCATGTCACAAGTTGAATGGTTTCAAGCATTATATTCTTATTTATTAATTGCAGGAAATAATTATATTTTAAGTGTAGGAGGAGATAATATTGCACCAACTGAACTTTATAATTTAAGACCTGATAGAATTAAAATTAGATCAGGATCAAGAGCAATTCCAGTAGCATATGATTATATGCTTAAAGGTCAAGTTGTTGAAAGTTATGGTGTAGATCAAGCAACAGGTGGTTCTAAAGTTAAGCATATAAAAATGTTTAACCCATTAGATGATTATTATGGAATGAGTCCTATGCAGGCTTCTAGTGTTGATATTGACCAACATAATTTAGCAAACAAACACAATGTAAATTTATTACAAAATGGAGCAAGACCAAGTGGTGCAGTTATCTTTAATCCTAAAGATGAAACAGGTGGTCATGTTCAATTATCAGATGTTCAAAGAAATCAATTAATGAATGATGTTAATCAAAGATTCAGTGGAACTGGTAATGCTGGTAAGCCAATGTTATTGGAGGGAGATTTTGAGTGGAAAGAAATGGGCTTATCTCCTAAAGACATGGACTTTATACAATTAAAAAATATGTCAGCAAAAGATATTGCTTTAGTTTATGGAGTACCAAGTCAGCTTATAGGTATTCCAGATGCACAAACTTATTCTAATTTTGCAGAAGCAAAACTTGCTTTGTATAATGAAACAATTATTCCTTTGCTTGACAGAATACAGGGTGATTTAAATGAATGGCTAGTGCCTATGTTTAATGAACAAGGTTTAGAATTAAGATATGATATTGATTCTATTCCAGCTATGGCAGAACAAAGAAAAAGAGTTTTTGAATCTGTTAGTGCAGGTGTTAAAGAGGGTATTCTAACTCGTAACGAAGCAAGAGAAGCATTGGGCTATGAAACAATGGAGGGTGCTGATAGTTTATTAGTTCCAGCAAATTTAATGCCACTTAATTTAACAGATGATATTACCGGAGAAAATGTTAGTGAAGAAATTCCACCAGAAGTTATTCCAGATGATTTAATTGAAGATGAAGATGGAGATATTGATGAAGTTATAAAAGCTATATCAGATATTAATACAACTCCTACTGACTCAATGGTTTTAGAAGCCAAAAAAGGTATTGCTTGGAGAAAAGAATTTAATAGAGGTGGTACTAGAATAGGTGCAGTTAGAGCAAGTCAAATTATTGCTAAAGAAAAATTATCTCCTAGTACAGTAAAAAGAATGTTTAGTTTTTTTAGCAGACATGAAGTTGATAAACAAGCAGATGGTTTTAGTATTGGAGAAAAAGGTTATCCATCTAATGGTAGAATAGCTTGGGCACTATGGGGTGGAGATGCAGGATTTAGTTGGAGTACAAAAGTTAGAAACCAATTGGAAAAAGAAAAAGAAAAATTTTTAATTGATAATATAGATCAAAAAGATGCCAGAAATTAAACAAACAAAATTATTTATAGAGAAGTTAAAAAGTAAAGATGAGTGTGAAGTAGTAGTAAGAATAGGAAAGTTTAAAACAAAAGAAGAAGCAGCACATTATGCTTCTTATATTACAATGACTAAAAGTATTAATTTTGATGCTGATAGTATATTAGATAATATTGAAGAACTTGAAGATAGCTATTATGGAACAGACGATAGAACATTACATTAAAGTAATTTTAATTTTAGTTTTATTTTCTATGAATGGTTGTGTTTCAGTTGGAGAAATGGATTTTAACCCATCAGGAACATTAATTAAATATTTAATAAAAAATAATAAAGAGAATAAATAAAATGTTTTTTAATAGCAAACAACTAAAATTGTTTAAAGGTGTTAGAGAAAGAATTTGGTATCAACAAGAAAGATTAAGAACACCATTTAGACGACAATACTACAAAGTATTAAATATATACTTTAAAGAGTTTGCAAACAAAATTGAGATAGCATATCAAACAAGAAGTCAGATAATGCTTGACACAGAATTAAGAAAGCAAAAAGATAAATTAAAACTTATTTTAAACACTCTTTATAGAACTGTTGCTTTTTCTTTTAAAGATTATGCTTTAGGAAGATTCTTTTCTAAAGACTTTGATGATGACTTTGAAAATCAGTTAAGAGAGTTTATAGCTTTGAATACTGGTATTTGGGTTGCTGAAATAGATGAAACAACAAGAAAGAGATTAGCAAAAGTAATTGATAACGCATATGCTAATGGATTATCTACAGAGGCAACAGGAGTTGCTTTAAGAAATACAGTTATCGGTATGGGTGTATATAGAGCAAACCTTATATCAAGAACAGAAGTTCATAGAGTAGCAAGTTTTGCTAATGAAGCAGTTGCTGAAAATATGAAAATAGATGGCACTGTTAAAGAGTGGGTTGCTATTCAAGATAAAAGAACAAGAATAGAACACTCTATTGCTGCAGGACAAAGAGTTCCTTTAGAAGAATTTTTTGTTGTGGGTGGAGAAAAATTACAATATCCAGGAGATCCTAGAGGTTCTGCTGGTAATACAATTAACTGCAGGTGTGCTGCAATTTATATAACACCTGATTTTTTATAGGAGATAAAAATGGAATTAATGATAGGAATGATAATTGGTATATGCTTATGTAAAGCAAATGATAAATTTAAATTAATAAAAAAAGCAAAGGACTTTATTCTAAAGCAAATAAAATAATGACATTGTTAAAATCGAAAAATAAAAAGGAGAAATATTCAATGAATGATATTGAAAAAATGGGTGAAGCTATAAAATCTTTAACAGATGTTATATCGTCTAAATCAAAAAAAATAAATGACAATCAAGAAATTTATTCTAAAGCAGAAGATAATTATGATAATGAAGAAAGTGCAGAAACAAGAGCAAAAGAAATAGGTTGTGTTGGAAGTCATTCAATGGAAGATGAAGATGGAAACAAAGTTTATATGCCTTGCTCTACTCATGATGAATATGAAGGATTAGTTGATGAAAAATACCACAAACCTAAAAAGAAACCCATGAAAAGTGTTTGCGTTTGTCATGATGATGGTATTTGTCAATGTGATACAGAATTAAAAAAATTAGTTTTTGAATCAGAAATCAAAGCCGAAAGTAATAAAGGAATATTTACAGGCTATGGTTCTATATTTGGAAATGAAGATCAAGGAAATGATATAATGCAAAAAGGTGCATTTACTAAATCTTTAGTAAATAGACCAGTAAGTAAAGTTAAAATGTTATATCAACATAAAACAGATGAGCCTATTGGAGTCTTTACAGAAATATATGAAGATTCAAAAGGATTATTTGTCAAAGGACAATTAGCTATGGGTACTCAAAAAGGTCGTGAAGCATACGAACTTTTAAAGATGGGTGCGTTAGATGGTATGTCAATAGGATTTAGAGCAGATCCCGAAAAACAAGGATACAATGAAAATAAGAGAGGAGTAAGAACTCTTAAAGAAGTTGATCTTATGGAAATCAGTTTAGTAACTTTCCCTATGAATGAAAGTGCTTTAATTGAAACTGTTAAAGGGAATGCTAAAAATATTCGAGAGTGGGAGAAAATTCTGCGAGAAGCAGGAAATCTTTCTCGGACAGAGGCGAAGATTGGTGCGAAAGCATTATCTGAATCTTTATCACAGCGAGATGCTGGTGATGACAATAAACAATTAGCTGACTTAATAAATAAAGTTGCTAATATAATTAAACAATAAAAAACCAAAAGGAAATAATATGGACAACAATGAAGTAAAAGCTGCTGTTGAAACTCTTGGAAAAACTTTTGAATCTTTCAAACAAATAAATGATGAAAGACTTGCACAAGTTGAAGCTAAAGGGAGTGCTGATCCAGTAACAGAAGCAAAATTATCTAAAATCGAAAAAGATATGGATAAATTTGCTGATATGGAAAAAAGCATGAAAGCTCAAGCTGATGCACAAAAGCAATCTGCAGAAGCAATGGCGAAACTAGAAACTATTATATCAAGACCGAACTTTGCAAACGATTCTAAATTAGAATCAAAGCATGTTCAAATCTTCGACAAATGGTTAAGAAAAGGTAAAGAAAACTTATCTCCAGATGAGATTAAAGTTCTAACTGTTGGAAACGATACAACAGCTGGTTATCTTGCTCCACCTGAATATGTAAGAGAACTAATTAAAGGAATAGTTGAATATTCTCCAATTAGATCAATTGCTAGAATCAGAAGTACATCTCAAAGAAGCATTCAAGTTCCTAAAAGAACTGGTGAGTTTACTGCTCAATGGGTTGCAGAAGAAGGTACTAGAAGTGAAAGTACTGGATACACAGTTGGTTTAGAAGAAATCGCAGCACACGAAATGTATGCTTTGGTTGATATTTCTGAACAAGAACTTGAAGATTCAGTTTTCAATCTTGAAGCAGAAATGAACTCTGAATTTACAGAGCAATTTGCTAAAGCAGAAGGTGCAGCGTTTGTATCAGGCGATTCAGTAGGAAAACCAGAAGGTATTCTTACAGGATTACCAGTGGGTAGATCACAAACATCAATTACTAATGACGTTCTTGGTGCAAATGATTTAGTTAATGCAGCACACAATGTTAAAGCTGAATATGCAAGAAATGGTTCTTGGATTATGTCTAGATCAACTCTTGCAACTGTTAGAAAAATGCAAGATACGGCAGGACAATATATTTTCCAACCAGGTGTATATGCTATGGGCGTTGGTTCTAATATTTTAGGACACCCTATTATTGAGTGTACTGATATGCCATCAGTTGCAAATGGTACTGTTCCAGTTGTATTTGGTGACTTCAGAAGAGGATATATGATTGTTGATAGAACAGTTCTATCTATCATGAGAGATCCTTTCACTCAAGCTGCATCAGGTAATGTAAGATACATTGCTAGACGTAGAGTTGGTGGTCAAGTTATTCTTGATGAAGCATTAACTAAAATTACAATTCAGTAATTAATATTAATAATATAAGGAGAATAAAAAAATGTTTGATTTAAAAAACAACATTGAACTTGTTGAATCTCTTAATGCTATCGTGAAAGATGCAGATACAAATGCAACTGGTATTGATACAAAGGGTTTTAATAGTTCAATGGCAATCGTAAATGTAGGCGCACCAGGTATTACTTTTAGTGCAGATAACAAAGTTGATATTAAACTAGAAGATAGTGCTGATAATAGTGCATTTGCCGCAGTAACAGATAATAATTTTGTTACAGGTGGTACTGTGGATAGTGCTGGTATATGGCAAACTATTGATGCTAATGGAGAGTGTGATGCTGTCTATGGTATCGGTTATGTAGGTCCAAAAAGATACTACAGAGTTGTACTTGATTTTTCAGGTACTCATGGAACTGGTACTGTTTTTGGTGTTGTGGGTGCTCAAAGCAATCCACTTCATGCACCAACTACAGTTGCTGCTAATCTATAATTTATTTTATAGATAATAAAATTATCTTCGGATAATATATTTTTGGGGGAGGGAAGCGAGAGTGGAACTTCCCCAAGATACTTAAAATTTAAAAAGGAGAAACAAATGAAAATAAAAATGAAACAAGATAAAGTAGCAAGTTCTAATGAAAATGGTACTACAACTATGACTTATGCTAAAGATAGTGTGCATGATATGAGTAGTGAGTGGCAAATGAAATTAGCTACTAACTTTATTAATAATGGTAGAGCAGAATCTGTATCAGTGGAAACAACTAAAAAAGTTATTGTTGATATGGAAAAAAAAGAAGAAAAAAAAGAAGTAAAAAAAAGTATTGTCAAAAAGTTATTTGGCAGAAAAAAATAAGGATTAAAAAATGAGTGGATTAAAAACAGAAACAGCTTGGTCAACCAATGTAGTTAGTATTGCTGACTTTAAATTGTTTGCAAGAATTGATAGTTCTGACACATCAGAAAACGCACTCATTGAATCTCTAGTATTTTTAGCACAAGATATGGCAGAGTCATATACAGGTAGAGCAATCACTCAACAAGATTTACAACTATTCCTAGATAGATTACCTTTTTATTCTGATTTAAGATTAAGAGAAGGTATTTTTACAGCACCAGATTTACAAAGTAATTCAAACTTTATAGTATTACCAAAACCAAATTTAATTTCAGTTACTCATGTTAAGTATTATGATAATGATAATACAGCATCAACATTTGCTTCGTCAAATTATTACGTAGATATAACAAGTGAACAAGGTAGAGTTGTTTTAAAAACTGGAGTTAGTTGGCCGACTGTGTCTGAATTAAGAAATGCTAATGCTTATGAGATTCAATATAGAGCAGGATATGGTAATGCAGAAAGTGATGTACCAAAACCTTTAGCACAAGGAATTAAAATGTTGGCTTTACATCTTTATGAAAATAGAGAGATAGCTACAAGTATGAATGTTAATCTAATACCTAATACGATAGCAATGTTATTTGCACCTTATAAGGTTCAAAGATTAAATAATTTTTTAGGAGCATAATATGTCTGTATCAAGAGTTGGTAAAACAAGAAATCAAATCACTTTACAAAATACTGATTTATCAACCGATAGTATGGGTGGCTATACTACTGCTAGAAGCACTTATGTAACTGCCTTTGCAAAGATGACACCAAAAGGTGGTAAAGAAACTTTTACAGATAAAACAGGGCGACAAATAGAGAACTCACATACATACGAATTTCTTATAAGATATAATGGTACTAAAAATGCCATAACAACAAAAATGAGAATATTGTTTGGCACTAGAAGTTTTAATATAATAAAAATTAATGATGAGAATGATTATAATAATTATATTACTTTAGAAGCTATTGAAGATATTGCAAACTAATGGATATTACATTTAATGTTAAAAATTTAAAAAAAGTTTTATTTCAATTAGAAAAATTAGAAAAAGATATGGAGTTACCTTTTCAAGAAGTAGTTAAGGGTGGTGGACAATTAATTAGAGCAGAAGCAATTAAAAGTATTCAGACAGGTGCAAAGTCAGGTGTTATATATCAAATGTATAATCCTCGTAGAGAACATAGAGCATCTGCACCTGGACAATCTCCTGCATCTGATACGGGAAATTTAGTTAACAAAATAGTTGTTAGACAAAAAGGTGCCAATGTTACCAATGTAGAAAGTAATGCAAATTATTCAGCTTATTTGGAATACGGTACAAGTAAAATGGAAGCAAGACCATTTATGTTACCAGCATTTGAAAAAAGTAAAAAGCCAATTATAAATGCAGTAATTAATAGAGTGAAACAAAAAATTATGGAATATACTAAATGACAGATTTTGCAGTTACATTACAAACAACAGTATATAATGCTTTATTGGCAGACGCTACTTTAGTAAGTGCAGTTACAGGAATTTACGATTTTGTTCCAGAGGGAACAGCATTTCCATATGTTAAAGTTGGAGATCAGACTATGGTAGATGATGGAACGAAAAACAAAAAAGGGAATGATTTTACCCTTATGATCCATACTTTTTCAAGATATAGAGGAAGTAAGGAAATAAAAGAAATTATGTCATTAGTCTATGATGTATTACACGAATCAAGTTTATCAGTATCAGGTGCTTTCAATAATATGAGATTTGAGTTCTCTGATATAATTAAAGAAAATGATGGGCTTACAACACATGGAATGCAAAGATTTAGAGTTTTTGTATTGACAAATTAAAAAATAAATAATATTAAAAATAAACAAGGAGAAACAACATGGCAGCACAAAAAGGTTCAGCATTTTTATTGAAAGATAATAGTACAGGAACACCAGTAACATTAGGTGGAATGAGAAGTACATCAATGTCTATTAATGGAGAAACAGTTGATGTTACAACAAAAGATTCGGCAACATTTGGTGGATCAGCAGGAGATGATATAGGTAGAGCACTTGGTGGAAATATGGGAATAAGAAGTATGACTATTTCTGCAAGTGGAGTATTTACTGATGCAGCATCAGAAACTACAACAAGAGCAACTGCATTTAGTGGAGATTCAGTAAATTACGATTTGGTATTTGGAGATACTTCAACTGCAAAAGGTGCTTTTATAATTACGTCTTATGAAAGAGCAGGAGAATATAATGGAGAAGAAACTTATTCATTAACTCTTGAATCAAATGGTACAATAACTTGGGCTGACGCATAATCAACAAAGGATTAATAATGGAACATACAGATGGGTTTAAAGTGATAGAAATAAAATTTCAAGGAGAGTCCTATAATGGTTTCTACAAGGTTACTAGAAAGGGTGTAGTTACTATCGAAACAAGAAGTGATATTCCTGTTAAACCCTACGATAAGGTTTCAATAGGTGTTAATGAGTTAATTGTTCAAAAGGTACAAATTTATTCAAATAGAGCAGAAATTACTTGCGAAGATATAAATACAAGTGATATAGTTAAATCAAATAAGACTTTGAAAAAACTAAAAAAATCTGAACCAACAGAAAAAAATATACTTGAACAATTAATAGAAAAGGACACTAATGGCGAATCAGTATAAAGGCGAAGTCAAGGGTAAGCTAGGAGATAAAGAAAGAACTTTTAGACTTACCTTTGACAGTATAGTTAATATAGAAAATAGAAGTGGTAAAACAATTTTAGATATTACCAATAATATGGCTCAAAATAAATACTCTTTACAAGATGTAACTATTGTTATGCACGAGGGACTTTTAGGTGCAGGTGGTAAATTTACACAAGGAGCAGTGGGCGATATGATTATTCAAACTGGATTATTAAAAATTGCAATATTATGTTCAACAATATTAATGACAATATTTACTGGCGATAAAGAAGAAGAAGATTCCCCTTTAGTACAGGGGGAGAACGAGCCGAAAGATACCCAATCCAGCAATACCTAGAAATAGGTCTTGGTGTATTAAAATTCTCCCCTAAAGTATTTTGGGATTTATCAATAACAGAATTTGTTTCTGCCTTAAATGGATATAAATTATCCAAAGGGCAAAATAAAAATTCAGAACCAACTCAATCAAAACAATTAGAGGAATTAATGCGACAATTCCCAGATTAATATTATGGCTGCAAATTTAGCAACAATCAGAGTAGAACTTATTGCAAACGCACAAAAGTTTAAATCTAATATAGACAAAGCATCTACTAGTCTTAAAAAAGTAAATAAGTCTAGTATTACTACTGCCAAAGGTGCATCTAAATTACAAGCTAAAATGAGAGATGTTGCAGGTTCTATTGCAGCTGTACAAGGTCCACTAGGTCCCGTAGCAGGTCGTTTAAACGCTATTGGTGCAATAATGGGTAGAGTTAGTTTAAAAGGACTTGCCATGACTGGTGCGTTCGTTGCAGCAGGTTTTGCACTTACTAAATTAATTAAGAATGTAACTGCTGTTCAAACACAAATGCTTAAATTAGAAGCTATCTTTAAAGCAACAGGTGGTGCTGCAGGATTAAGTTTAGTTGAAATAGAAAATTTATCTACTGAAATTGGTATTGCAACATTAGCATCAACTGCAAAAGTAAGAGATGCAGCAGGTATAATGTTAACTTTTAAATCTATAACTGGAGATACTTTTAAAGACGCATTAAGATTAGCACAAGATTTAGCAGAAGTAGGCTTTGGTGATTTAAAAATGGGTGCTACTCAATTAGGTAAAGCATTAGAAGATCCAATAGTTGGTTTAGGTGCATTAAGACGAGTAGGTGTTTCATTTACAGATGCACAAAAAGAAATGATTCAAGTTCTTACTATGACTGGTAGAAAAGCAGAAGCACAAAGAATTATTTTAGACGCATTAGATCAACAAGTAGGTGGTGCTGGTGTTAAAGCAGCAACTGGTTTAGCTGGTGCAATAGATTCTTTAAGAGAAAATCTTGATATATTTTTTGAAAGAAGTAAATTTGGTGTTGCAATAGTTGATGGATTAACTTGGTCAATGAATATGCTAGGTAAAGCATTTGGAGATGTTGATTTAGCAGCAGGTAAGTTAACAACATTAAGACAAGTTACAGATTCCATTAAAGAGATGAAAGCTGAAATGGAAACTCTTAATATAGAAGATGACATTGGTTCTGATATGAATGAGGGAGCTATGACTTCCGATCAAAAAAGATATGCTGAATTACAAAAATTAATTGCCGAACATATGGTTCAGTTAGATAATTTGGCTACTGAATCAAATAAACAAGCTCATAAAGAATCTCTTATTACAGCTACAAAAGTTAAAGAAGAACATACGTTGCGTGATTTACAAGAAAAAAATGCAAGAATACATGAAAGAACTACTGATAGAGCAATTGAAGCATTAGGTAAAACGGATTCGGAATTAAAAAATTTAACTGATACATATAAAATACAAGATGAGTTAAGAAAAAAACTTGGTAGTGATGGAAAAATATCAGAAGATGCACTCATAGAACAAATGAAAATAGCTACTGCTGGTATAAGAGAAAGAAATGCAGCATATGAAGAATTAAGAGTAATACAAGAAGATTTAGATAAAGTAGCACAAGGTGTTGGATCTACATTTGCAGATGTTGGAGATAAAATATCTGATGCTATGTTTAGAGGTAAATTACACACTTTAGATTTTAAAAATATTCTTTTAGAAATGGTAATAGCATTACAAAAAATGATATTCAAAGTAATGGTATTAGATAAAATACAAAAAAGTATAGAAGAAAGAATAAGTAAGGGTGGTATTAATTTTGGAAGTATATTAAAAGGTATATTTACAGGTGGTGGTGCTACAACAGGAACTACACTTCCAGGTCAAGCAGGTGGTGGTACAGTACAACAAGGACAACCAACTTTAGTTGGAGAAAGAGGTCCAGAGTTATTTGTTCCTAATAGTTCAGGTTCAATTAAAACTAATGCAGATACAAAACAATCTTTAGGTGGTGGTGGTGGTGGAGTAGCTATTACACAAAATTTAAACTTTGCTGTAGGTATAACCAATACTGTTAGAGCAGAAATTATGAATATGTTACCAGCAATTCAACAATCAACAATATCAGCAGTTGCAGACGCAAAGCAACGAGGTGGTAAATTTAGTAAGGCATTCGGTAGTTAATTATGGCATCATACACACCAAGTTATCCTTTGACACTTCCTACTATTACAGGAATTAAAACACAAAATTTTGGATTAAATAGAGTAGTAGCTGTTACTGAATCTCCTTTTACCAATCAAGAACAAGTCTATGAACATAATGGTTCTCAATGGAGAGCTACTTTTACTTTACCACCCATGAAAAAAGAAAGTGCAGCACAATGGTTGGCTTTTCTTATGTTATTAAGAGGTCGTAGAGGAACTTTTAAAATAGGCGATCAAGATAGAAAAACAATTCAAGGAACAGCAACAGAAACAATTTTAGTTAATGGTGCAGCACAAACTGGTAATGCTATTAATTTAGATGGCTTTACTGCAAGTAGAGCAAATGTTTTTTTAGCTGGAGATTATATTCAAATAAATAGTTATCTTTATATGGTGAGTGCCAATGTAACTGCTGATGGTAGTGGAGAGGCTACTGTTTATGTTGAACCACCTTTAAGAACAGGTATTGAAGTTATTAATGATAATACAACAGTAATTTATTCAAACACAACAACAATAATGAGATTAGACACAAACGAACTTAATTGGGATACAAACCAAGTAAGTGTTTATGGAATATCTTTTTCTTGTAGCGAGTCTTTATAAGGATTTATGATTAATGGAGATTACCCAAATGGATTACAGATTTACAGCGATACTTATTTTAATGCTATCAGCATTAGCTTTCTTTGCAGAACCAGCTTATCCACATAATAAAAATTCAAATATTTACATAAATAAAGATTTTATAAAAAAATAAAAAATACCTAAATACTTAACAAAAAAATTACCTTCACCAAAAAATGACAAGATCCTTATTAAAAATAATAGTTAAACTCCGTATGATGTATTGTGATGCTAGAGGTCATCATGGTAAAAAATGGAATTATGAACCATCAGATAATTATATGGGTAGAAAAAAGAAAAAATAAATGAAATTTATATTAATAATATTTTTATGTTCCTTTATAAATGATCAATGCTTATCTCCAGTAGAAATAAAACTAGAATATAATTCATGGAAAGAATGTACTATTGCTGCATTTGAAGTATCTAGAGAATTAATAATTGCACAAGAAGATAGTTTTATTAATAATAATAAAATAGCAACAAAATTTATATGTAAAGAAGTACAGGGAGTTTAAAATGAAAATAGATATTAAAAAAATTATAGGTTTTTTAACTACTGCCTTATTTGGAATACTAGTATGGGCATTAATAACTTTAATTGAAATTAAAGGTGACCAACAGCATATTAAAGGTGAGTTAAATGGTATTGACAAAGCAATTTCTAGAATCTATGGTTTTATAAATAGTAAAAACAAATGAGAGATAACAAAACATTACTTTTCTTTCAAAAAGAACTTGAAAAAAAATATAAAGAAATGTCTTTATTTAGAAATTTAAAGAAAGAAGTTAATACTGGTGCTCACGGAACACAAAAATATGTGATTAAGAAAGGCATCAATAAAGGTAAAATATTATAACCAATTAAGGAATTAAATGGCAAGAGATATAACAAGTGCTTTTAATAATGCTATAACAGATCAAGTTGTTAGACCTCTTATGGCTATTGAATTAGAATTTAGTGATGGAACATTAAGAATGTGGAATGGTTATGGAGATATAACTATGACTGCTGGTGGTTCTTCTCAAACATTTACTGGTGCTGGAGATTTACTTGCTATTACAGAAATAGAAGAAAGTGATATACTTTCTATGAGTGGTGTTACTTTAACTTTATCAGGAATTAAATCTAGTTTAATTGCTACTGCTTTATCAGCACAATATACAAATAGAAATGGTGCAATTTATTTAGGTTTATTTGATACTTCTGCAAATGTAATTGCTGATGTTTATACTATTTTTAAAGGTAAAATGGACGTACTAAATATTTCAGAAGGTAGAGAAACAACACTTATTCAATTAAAATTAGAAAGTCGATTAATTTCTTTTGAAAAACCCTCTAATAGAATGTACACTTTTGAAGATCAAAAAGTAGATTATCCAAATGATTTAGGTTTTGAATTTATACCTGACCTACAAGATAAAGAAATTATTTGGGGAAAAGCAACTAATTAATGCGTGTTGAAAATTGGGATTCTAAATTAGAAAAAGTTATTCAAGAAACCAAAAATAAAGATAAATTTATATTTGGTAAAAATGATTGTGTTACGTTTGTTATAAATAGTATTGAAGCTATTACTGGTAAAAAAGTTTTTGATGATAAGTATAAAACTATAACAGAAGCAAAAAAAATAATAAAAAGTTTAAAAAGTAAAGATTTATTAGATATAGCATTAAAAATAGCTAAAGAAAATAATTTTAAAGTTATTGATATAAATAAAGCACAAAAAGGAGATGTTTTATATTATAAAGATACAACAGATTTAGATGGTACATTAGGTATATGTATTGGAGAAAAAATAATGTTTAACTGGAAAAAATCAATAGTTTTAATGGATAAAATTTATTGTAAAATGGCTTGGAGAATTGAATAGTGAAAATTTATAATAAAATAGTTTATGATATAAATAATAATATTATAGAAGAAGATTCTTATGAATATCATGGTCAGATAACTCAAGCTGGTGGAGATACAATAAAAAAAATTATTGTTGTTGCAGCAGTGGTTGCAGTAGGAGTTGTATTATTTAGTGCTGGTGGTCCTTTAGCTGGAAGTTTTAGTAAAATTAGTTTTAAAAAAATGGGTATGAACCTATTAGTTTCAGTTGGTTCATCTATTATTGGTGGTGTAGTAGGTCAAAAACTTGCACCTAAAATTGATCCACCAAACTTTGGTACCACTTTAGAATCAGGAATTACAGTTTCAGCAAAAGCACCTACTCAACCTTATAGAGTTATTTATGGTTCATCAAGAGTTGGTGGAACTATTGTTTATGCAGAAACTACTGCTGATAGTAATCAATATTTACATATGATTATTGTATTAGCTGGTCATGAAGTAGATGATATACCTACAATTTATTTTAATGATGATGCTGTTGCTTTAGAAACACTTTCAAGTGATAGTAATGGTATTCCTGTTTATACTCCTACAAGTGTTGATCAATATAGTGGCAAACTTATTGTAAAGAAACATTTTGGAGATCCTGCACAATTAGCAGATGCAAATTTAGTAGCAGATGTTACTCAATGGACAGTAGATCATAAAATTAGTGGTAAAGCATATTTATATGTTAAATTAACATTTGATAGTGATGTATTCACAAATGGTGTACCTAATATATCTGCAATAACTAAAGGAAAAAAATGTTATGATCCAAGAGCAACTAGCTTTACTGCTTCTTCTGGCACTGTATCTACATCTAATAATACTATTACCCTTTCTTCACATGGACTTTCTACTTTTGACAGGGCTACTTATGATGCTAATAGTAATACTGTTATTGGTGGTCTAACTGATGATGCAACTTATTATGTAATTAAAGTAGATGCTAATACAATTAAATTAGCAACTAACTATGCAAACTGTGTTGCAGGAACTGAAATTAGTTTAATTTCTGTAGCAGGAAGTACAACGCAAAAATTTAATTTTGCAACTTTTACTGATAATCCTGTTTTAGTTTTAAGAGATTATTTAAAAGATTCTATTTATGGATTAAAAACTGGAGATGATGAAATTAATGATACTAATTTTATAGCATCAGCAAACACCTGTGATGAAGTTGTAACAGTAACTAATCCATCAGGAACAGAAAAAAGATTCACTTGTAATGGTAGCTTTCAGTTATCACAAACTCCCAAAATTATTATAGAAAATTTATTAACTACAATGGGTGGTGGTTTAATTTATTCTAATGGAATGTTTAAAGTAGTTCCAGCAACATATATTAGTCCAATAGTTACTCTTAATGAAAATAATTTAAGAAGTGGTATTGCTATTAATACTAGAGTTAGTAAAAAAGAAATATTTAATGCTGTTAAAGGATTATATTCTGAACCAGCTAATGATTATCAACCACAAAATTATCCTATTTTAACTAATTCAAGTTATGAAACAGAAGATAATAATGAAAGAATTTATGCTGAATTTGATTATCCATTTACTAATTCAAGCAGAACTTGTCAAAGATTATCCAAAATACAATTATTAAAAGTTAGACAACAAATATCTTGTTCTGCTAACTTTGATATGACTGCTTTCAAATTAAATGTAGGTGATACAGTTTATATTACTAATGCAAGAATGGGTTGGACAAATAAAACTTTTCAAGTACACGATTGGAGTTTTTCCATGCAAGGAGATGATGGAGCATTGGAAATTGCTTGTCAGTTTAAAGAAACTGCTTCTGCTATATATGATTTTGCTACAGAAAATTATACAACTATTTCAAGTGGTAAAGCTACAAATTTACCCAAATCAACATCAGTTTCTGCACCAACAGCAATTACTTTAAGTGATGAATTGGTTTCTTATAATGATGGAACTGTAATTGTAAAATTGGTTATTGAATTAACTGCGGCAACAGATAATTTTACAGAATTATATGAAATAGAAATTAAACAATTAACGGATACAGATGGAGTTGCTGTTAGTGATGATTTTAAACAAATTGGTAGAGGTGCTAGAACTAAATACGAATTTTTAAATGTAATAGATAGAGCAAGTTATCAAGTAAGAGCAAGAGGTGTAAATATTTATGGAGTTAATTCTTCAACTATAACTGCAGATCATACTGTTATTGGTTTATCTGCTCCACCACCTAATGTTGAAAATTTTGCTTGTAATATTGTTGGACAAGATGCTTTTTTAAGCTGGGATCCAGTTGATGTTTTAGATTTAAGTTATTATGTAGTCAATTTTTCAAGTGTAACTTCTGGTGCTGAATGGTCAAACTCTGTTCCATTAATTACAAAAATTTCAAGACCTGGAACTTCTGTAACTGTACCAGCTAGAGTTGGTTCATATTTAATTAAAGCAGTAGATAAATTAGGTGGCTTTAGTATTGATGCAACAGTAATAGCAACTAATATTGCTTCAATAGGTAACTTTAATGCAATTACCACAAATACACAAAACCCTGAATTTACAGGAGATAAAACAAATGTAGTTAAAGGTACTGATGATGGAATTAATTATTATTTAACTTTAGATTCAACAGAACAATTTGATTCTGCAGTTGGTAATTTTGATTCAGAAACTTCACATAATTTTGATGGTGGTACTTTAGATAATAATGTTGTTGCTTCAGGAACTTATCTTTTTAGTAGCTTACCTATTGATATTGGTTCTGCATTTACTGCAAGAATAACTGCAAATATTACTCAAACATCAACAGATAGAGATAGATTATTTGATAATATAAGTGGTTTATTTGATGATCAAGTATCTAACTTTGATGGAGATGCACCATCTAATTGTAGATCAATTATACAGATTTCTACATCAGATGATAATATTGCCTATACAGCTTTTAGAAATTTTAGCGTTGGAGATTACACGGCAAGATATTATAAATTTCAATTATTAATGCAATCAGACGATTTAGGTTCTACACCTTTAGTTTCTGTTTTAAGTATTCAAGTTGATATGGAAGATAGATTAACTTCTGAAAGCAATATTAGTAGTGGAACTTCAATATATACTGTTACTTTTCCTATTACTTATAAAATTGTACCAGCACTTGGAGTTACAGCACAAAATATGACGACAGGAGACGTATATGAAATAACAAACAAATCAACAACTGGTTTTCAAATCGCATTTACTAATTCAGGTAGTTCAGGAGTTTCAAGAACATTTGATTATTTAGCAAAAGGATATTGATTAATTAAATTAACTATGATAAAGGGATAACAAAGGTAATATAAAATATGGCAATTCACGATTACGTAATATCGAATCAGGGCTTTCCTGCATTTCGTTCTGATTTAAATGATGTACTTCAAGCAATAGTATCAAACAATTCAAATGCTACTGCACCAGCTACAACTTATGCTTATCAAATGTGGTATGAAACAGATACCAATAATTGGTATATGCGTAATGCTGATAATGATGCTTGGATAACTTTAGCAACATTTAATCAAGTTACTGATACAGTAAATTTTATAGATTCATCTACAACAATTGTAGGTATATCTACATCAGCAACTGCTACAGTTTTAACATTAGCTGATGGATCAGTTGCCATTAATCCGGCAGGTTATGTTTCAGTTGGTGGTGCTGCAACACAAGCTGGAGAAATAAGATTTTTAGAAGATACTGATGATGGTTCGAATTATATTGCTTTAAGAGCAGGTACTATTGGTGCAAATGTAACATTTATTTTACCAACAGCAGATGGAACTTCAGGACAATTTTTACAAACAGACGCTAGTGGAAATCTATCTTTTGCAACAGCAAGTACAGGTGCAGCAGGTTCTACTACTCAAATTCAATATAATAATGCAGGTTCTTTTGCAGGTGATGTAGATTTAGTATGGACTGCAGGAACAGGATTAATAATTAATTCAGAAAAAGAATTAAGATTATCAGATGCAGATGATTCAGCTTATGTAGGTTTAAAATCTGCGGCAACAGTTTCAAGTTCTTATACATTAACACTACCAGCAGCAACAGGTACAGCAGATCAAGTATTAACAACTAATGGTTCAGGGGTTTTATCTTTTGTTGATAATTCAGGTGGAACATCTTGGCAATCTGTTAAAACTGGTGCTTATACAGCAGTAGCAGGAGATGGTGTATTTGTAAATACAACAGATTCAGCATTTACAGTAACACTTCCAGCTTCACCTACTATTGGAGATGAAGTTTCATTTGTTGATTATGCAGGAACTTTTGATTCAAATAATTTAACTGTCGGAAGAAATTCTCAAAAAATTCAAGGTGCAGAAGCAGATCTAACAGTAGCAACTGAAAGAGCAGGCTTTACTTTAGCCTTTACAGACGCAACTCAAGGTTGGCTTCTAAAAAATAATTAAGGAGTTCAATGAGTACATTCAAAAATATTAGAGGGAAGGCGATTAAATCCCTAGCCTCTGATCCCTCACCAGTTTCTAATGGAGACATTTGGTATAACTCAACTTCACAAACATTAAAAGGTGTGGTGCCAGTTTCTGCATGGTCTAGTGGTGGAAATTTAGGTACGGGTAGAAGAATTTTAGGTAGAGCAGGAGTAGTTTCAGCTGGTCTTGCAATGGGTGGAGTAAGTCCCCCTGGATCACCTTCAAATCTCACAGAAGAATATAACGGTACGGCTTGGACAGGTGGTGGAAATATGGCTACAGCACAACATGGTTTAGCCTCAGATGGAACTCAAACAGCAGCATACGCTGCAGGAGGAGCTGATGTTCCAGCTCCAGCAGTTTCACAAGAGTATAATGGTTCATCTTGGACAGCAGGAAATAATGTCCAAACTGCAAGAAGGTATCCAGTAGGAACAGGAACTCAAACTGCTGGTTTAATTTTTGGAGGAGTGGGATCATCAGCAACAGAAACATATGATGGAACAAATTGGACTTCAGTTAGTAGTATGAATACTGCAAGATCTGAATTTGCGGGAGCAGGAACTCAAACAGCGACAGTTGGTTTTGGAGCACCAACAGCCACCGAAGATTGGAATGGTTCGTCTTGGACAACTGGAAATAATTTAACATACTCAACATATGGAAATGCAGGATCAGGTAATCAAACAGATGCTCTTTCAGCTGGAGGTCCAACAGGTGTATCCACTACAGCTATTTATGATGGCACTAATTGGTCAAGCAATCCATCATTGGCAACAGGAAGAAGCGGAGCAGGAGGAGCAGGATCTTCAACTACTGATAGTATGGTATTTGGTGGGAATATACCTCCAAACACAACTGCAACCGAAGAATTTACAGCAACAGCTACAACAAAAACATTTACAACAAGTTAATTATGACAACTTACAAAGAATTATTTGGAAAATATGTTAAAGTTGTAAGTAGTGATCCTACTGATGCAGGAGCAGAAGGACAGATCTGGTACAACTCAACATCTGGAACTTTTAAAACGGTTCTAGCTGTTGGTGCATGGTCTGCTGGTGGGGATTTGGGAACAAGTAGATATAGTTTAGGAGGAGCAGGTACTCAAACAGCAGGAATTGTTTTTGGTGGCTATCCTTATACGACAGCAACAGAAGAATATAACGGATCGGCTTGGACAGGTGGTGGATCCCTAAACTCGCCAAGACAAAAAATAATGGGAATAGGAACTCAAACAGCTGCTATAGCAGCTGGAGGATATAATCCTGGAGTTAGAGATCTTTCAGAAACCTATAATGGAACTTCTTGGTCAGAAGGAAATAATATGACTACAGGTAAATCACATAGCAAAGGAGCTGGCACAGAATCAACAGGTATAGTTACTGGAGGTCTTAGTCCATCAGTATCAGATACTAATACAACTAATGTATATAATGGAACTTCTTGGACAGCTGGTGGTACTTTAGGAACGACAAGATCGGCTAATGCTTTAGCTGGAAATTCAACAACAGGACTTACTTTTGGTGGTACAACCACATCTGCTGCTACTGAAGAATATAATGGATCTAGTTGGACAGGTGGTGGAAATATGAATACAGGAAGAGAAAATTTAGCAGGAAGAGGAACACAAACGGCAGCAATAGCGTTTGGTGGTAATGCTCCTGGTATTACAGCTGTAACAGAAACATACGATGGTTCATCTTGGTCAAATACTACTTCAATGGGAACAGCTACAACTAATCATGCTGGTAGTGGGACAACTTCAGCAGCATTTGCAGCAGGGGGTCAACCAGATACAAATAAAACAGAAGAATTTAATTACTCAATCTACTCACCTGTAGCTGCAACATGGGCTAGTGGTGGGAATTTAGTTGCAGGACAAAGGAATGGTGTAACATTCGGAATACAAACTGCAGCAATTTTTGCAGGAGGTCACACACCTGCAGGAACATCACTTAATTCAGAAACATATGATGGTACTACTTGGTCAGAAGGAAATAACTTAGGTTCAATTGCGGACTATGCCGCAGCAGCTGGAACTTCAACAGCGGGATTAGCTTTTGGAGGAGCTCCTTTTACTGTTAAAACACAATCATACAATGGAACATCATGGTCAGAGGTTAATGAATTAACTACTGGACGAACTGATATTGGTGGTTCAGGAACTCAAACGGCAGCATTGGCTGCAGGTGGAGCTACTCCAGGGTATGTAGCTAGTAATCTTTCAGAAGAATGGGACGGAACTAACTGGAGTGAAGGAAATAATTTAGGAACGGCTAGATATAAACCAACTCAATTTGGAACTCAAACAGCATCAGTTACAGTAGGCGGAGATACAGGTCCTGCTAATGTGAATAATGTAGAAGAATATGATGGTACTTCTTGGACAGCAGCAACAGTTTACCCTTCAACATTAACATATGCAGCTTCAGCAGGAACTCAAACAGCAGGATTAGTTTTTTTAGGAGACATTGGTGTCGGTTATGGTGCTACATCAAATACTTATAATGGTACAAGTTGGGCAGCAAGTGCAGCTTTAGCGAACGCTGGAGGTAATACAGAGGGTTGTGGAACAGGGGCTTTGGCTCTAGCAGCATCAGGGGGTCCTTTGGCTGGAAGAACATCTGGTTCAGAAGAATATACAGGCGAAATAACTGCATTAGATTACAAAACACTAACAACAAGTTGATAATGAAACAAATTAATAGTATAACAATAACAAAGGAGTAAACATTATGGCACTATTTATATATGGTACTGCTACAAACACTGGAAAAGGATTCTTCACTCATCAAGATAGACAGAATTTTTATCTTTCAGGTCACCCTGCAAACGTCTGGGTTGTTGGTAACAACGAAAAAGGCGCACTATGGTTAGCTGAAAAGAACGGTGTTGAGAAGACAAAATCAGAAGCACAGGCTCTTGTTACAGCTGAAGTTGAAGCTGCACAAGCTGCGTGGGATTTATTGTCCGACGAGCAAAAAGCTATGTCACATAGACCTAGTCAAATAACACTCCCTTAAGGAATTTATAATGGCTAGCTACAATACAATTAAAGGACTGACAGTTAAATATTTATCAGCAGATCCTGCGAATCCAGAAGATGGACAGGTATGGTATAATTCTACTACGGGTAATTTGCGTGTTGAGGGTATGGTTTTAGCTGGATCATGGGCATCTGGTGGAAATATGAGTACAGCTAGATATCAATTAGGTGGAGCAGGAACTCAAACAGCAGCATTAGCAATTGGAGGTAGCCCTAATGGGTCTTCTTCTACTAGTGCAACAGAAGAATATGGTGGAACTGCTTGGACAGGGGGTGGAAGTTTACCAGGAGCTATTAGTTATACAGCAGGTTGTGGGACTCAAACAGCAGGATTACAGGCAGGTGGTGCTAATATTCCAGCTTTTGCATCAACTACAACAAATGAATATGATGGAAGCAGTTGGACAGGAGGTGGAGCTTTAAATACAGCAACAGGAACTACTGGACAATTAATGGGGAGTCAAACAGCAGGTTTAATTACAGGCGGAGATATAGTTCCTGGAGTACCTAGAGGAATAGCAAATGTTGAGGAATATAATGGAACAGCTTGGACAGCTGTAACAGCTTTACCAGCAGTAAGACAAGATCAAGGAACCTCTGGAATACAAACAGCAGCTTTAGTTTTTGGTGGATTACAAGATACTAACCCCGCAACACCTAATACTGTGTTAAGCTCAACTTTAGAATATGATGGTTCATCTTGGACAGCAGGAGGAAGTCTACCTGCCGCTAGAAAAAATTTAGGGGGCTCAGGAACCCAAACTGCAAGTTTAGGGTATGGAGGAAATCCTGGAGCTACTCCTACTAATGTTAATATAACACTAGATTATAATGGGACAGCATGGAGTGTAAATCCAGCAACTTTGGTAGCTGGAACTCAAAGAGCTGGATATTCAACAACAGCTCCCTCTACAGCTGCAATTATGTTTGGGGGAGTGAATCCATCAATCACAGCGGCTACTGAAGAATATAATGGTCCAAGCACTCAAATTAAAAACATAACTACAAGTTAAACTTGACATATAACTTTAACCACATCATAGTAGTCGTATAAATAGAATTATATTATAGCATATAAAATGTTTTATAATGAAACAGGAGAAATTGTAAATGAGTGAAAAAATAGTAAACGAGAAAAGAAATATTCATGCACTAATAGAAAAAGAAGCACCTAGCTTAAATAATTTATTAGATCCTAATGATGTTAAAGAATTTAAAGAATTAACAAATGAATTAAGAGATACTTGGACTAAAAAACAAGTCTTTAGAACTGAAACAGAAATGAGAATGTCTGTTCTTCAAGATGCTAAATACCCTACAAAGGCATCTAAATATTGGCAGTGTGTTAGAGAACAAAATGTATTCCTAGAAAACTTAATGAGTTTATCTTTTGATGCAAGACGTAATGAAGTTAAATTAAAAAGATTAAAACAAAAATTAGAAACAGAAACAGACGAATTAAAAAAAGAATTAACCCAAATTGATATAGATGAAAAAACTTATTCAGTAGCTAATATGCAATTAGTAGCTAGAGATAGAATGAGAGAAATAAAACTATGGTCAATTCTTAAAAAAGAATTTAATGATGGTTCGTTTGATGATAAAGATGTTAACACTCATCAATTAGATTCATATCATATAATAATGAAAAACAAAGCAGAGACATTAACATCAGGTTCATCACAACCAGAAGTATTTAATGTATTAGGTCAATTACAAACTATTGAAAGAGTTAAAAAATCAGGAGAGATGATCTATAATAAGAAAGAAAAATTGACTAATGGTCTTGGAGCAAAATCCGAATAAGAAATTATTTTTTTTAGTAGCACTACCACGATCTGGTAATACGATGTTTGCTTCTATAATGAATCAAAATAAAGATTTGGTAGTTACTGCAAACTCTATTACTTTAGAGATAATGAAAGATTTGTTTTTATTAAAACAAACAGATGTCTTTCAAAATTTTCAAGATCATAAATCTTTAGATAATGTTTTAGATTCAGTCTATGATACTTATTATAAAGATTGGAAACAAAAAATTATTATTGATCGTGGTCCAGTAATGACTATTGGTAATTTTGAACTAGTTAAAAAACATTACAAA